AAACAAAACACATGGAGTACAATGAATTTCTATTGTCCAAGCGGCATAGTACCAATAACTACGGTATAGAGCCGATTTATTTACCTGACAGTCTATTTGACTATCAAAAATACGTAGCAGAACACGCCATAAAGAAAGGACGTGAAGCGGTATTTTTAGATACCGGACTTGGTAAAACAATTATACAGTTAGTTGTTGCGCATAACTATGCCAAACACACTAACAAGCCTGTATTAATTATCACACCATTAGCCGTTGCGTTTCAGTTTATTAAAGAAAATGAACGCTTTGGGATATGTGATATAAGCCATTCAAAAGACGGTAAATTCAAGACTGATGTAGTGGTGTGTAATTATGAAAGGTTGCAATACTTTAACCCTGATGACTTTGATTGTGTATTGCTAGATGAAAGTTCTATACTAAAGAACTTTGACGGGGCGACCAAAACAAAGATAACATCTTTTTTAAAGCGTGTTAAATATCGGTATCTGTTCACAGCCACACCAGCCCCTAATGATTACATAGAATTTGGCACTAGCTCAGAGGCATTGGGGTATTTGCCTTATATGGATATGTTAGAAAGGTTTTTTGCTAATAACGAGAATAATATTAGGCCGCAAGAGATTGGTACTAAATGGTATTTAAAGCCACATGCAAAGGATGATTTTTTTGCATGGGTGAAGCAATGGAGTATTAATGTAAATAAGCCATCTGATATAGGATTTAGCGATGAAAATCACATACTGCCTAATCTTATTGAAAACGTAACATACGTTAAGAATATCAATAACTGGATTATAAACGGTCAGGTTATGATGTTTAACGGATTGGCTAAAACAATGAGCGAAGTTAGAGAAGAGCAAAAGAACACTATTAACGAGCGTTGCGAAAAGGCTGTAGAACTTGCCAGCCAACACGACACTAGTGTTTATTGGTGTAATTTTAATGATGAGGGTGTGCGTTTGTCTGAACTAGATAAGGACGCATACGAGGTTAAAGGCTCAATGAGCATAGACAAAAAAGAAGAGTTGCTGTTAGCCTTCAGCAATGGTGAAATTAAGAAGCTAATAACTAAGCCTAAAATAACTAGCTTTGGTTTGAACTGGCAGCACTGCAACCATACGGTATTTTTCCCAACATGGAGCTATGAGCAATACTACCAAGCTATACGCAGGTTCTGGAGGTTTGGTCAGAAAGATGACGTAGTATGTGATTTAATTGTTTCGGATGGTCAAAAAAGGGTTATAGATGCCCTAGAATACAAGAAACAAAAGGCTAATGATTTTAAGGAAACGATAAGAAAGGATTTTAGCAAAACATCTGAAATAAGCCAAAAAGAATTTGACAAAGACATTATTTTACCTTCATTTTTAAACACGAAACAATGATTAAAGACCAAGTAGTAACAGAGGATTACGCAATTTACAATAGTGATTGCATGTATGTTATGCCGACGTTATCGGATAATTCAGTTGACCTTAGTGTGTATAGCCCACCATTTGCAGGGCTGTATAACTATTCAAGTTCTGAAAATGACTTTAGTAACTGCGAAACCAAAGAACAGTTTTTAGAGCAATATGAGTTCTTGATAAAAGAGATTGCCAGAGTAACAAAGCCAGGACGTATTACGGCTGTACATTGCCAAGACGTAATAACACAAACAACTAAACACAATCTTTGGGATTTTCCACATGAGATTATTAAACTACATCTTAAACATGGGTTTACTTACAACAACCGTATAACAATCTGGAAAGAGCCTTTAGAGGTTAGGATGCGTACAATGGTGCAAAGTTTAATGCACAAAAATATTGTAGAAGATAGCACACGATGTTTTACTGCAATACCTGACTATGTTTTGATATTTAGAAAAGGCGGTGAAAATAAAGTTCCAGTGACACACCCTAATGGGTTTAAGCATTACTTTGGGGCAACTCCAATGCTACCAGAAATGGAAGCGAAATATGGCAAGTATGAACATTTGCAGATTAAATATGCCGACCATAAAGACCCCAAAACAAACAAGCTAAGTCATATTATTTGGCAGAGATACGCTAGTAGTGTTTGGGATGATATTAGAGGTAATAACGTTCTGCCTTTTAGGGATAGCAAGGAGGAAGATGATGAGAAGCACGTACACCCGTTACAGTTAGATGTTATTGACCGTATAGTAGAATTGTACAGCAACAGGGGCGAAGTAGTGTTAACGCCATTTATGGGCGTAGGTAGCGAGGTTTATAGCCCTGTTAGTATGGGGCGTAAGGCTATCGGTATTGAGCTAAAGGATAGCTATTTTAAACAGGCTATTAAGAACCTGAAAGAAGCACCGGAACGCTTTAAAGAAGCACAGCAAAAGTTATTCTAATGGACAGGATATATAAAGACGTATTAACCGAAGTTGAAAAGGTAGATAAGAAGTACGGAAACTATGCCAGCACCCACGAAATGTACGGGGTGTTGGCTGAAGAAGTAGACGAGTTTTGGGATGGTGTTAAGAATGATTTACCTGATGACTACTTATATTCAGAGGCCGTACAAATAGCGGCTGTATGTTTTAGGATTATGCGGCAAATAAAGTCTAAAGAAAATTTGCATAGTTCAGAATAACTAATTAATTTAGCACAGCGTTGACTAGCTGAGTGCCAAAACAGTAGTTAACCATTTAAAGACATCTTACAAGACCCGTTCCCAAAGGCTATGGCACTAGCTGGAGGGCAACGGGTTTTTTATTTTACGGATATGATTGATTTTTTTGAAAAAGACCTTGAAGACATTATATACGAGTCAGGTCTTGAAAAGCTACGAGAGAAGGGGCTAATATTAGCAGGCGTTTATAACCCTAAAAAATTCAGGCAACTTAAAATAGGCAAATATGGAATACCTGATATTGTCTATTATCAAAGGCATGAGGATTGCCATCAGGTAACTATACTAGAATTAAAAAGGGGAAAGATTGACTTAAAAGCATATGCTCAAGCGAAAAGGTATGAGGAGGGGATAAGGAAGTATTTTAAACTAAAGAATTGTGCTTTCCCATTGTATATAGACATAGTTTTAATTGGAAGTTCTAACGAGGAAAGAGATGACTGGCCTTGGGTTTTAAACAGCGACAGAAGTACTAAAGTATTTTTATACAAGTATGGTATTGATGGCATAGAATTTCACCATGTTGGAGAATACTATTGGCATGATAACGGGTTTGGAGATGTAAAAAAATTAGGTAACTATCAAGATATTCCATTCTAATGAGCAGCACTAAAGACCCAGCATTTTTATTTTATACGAAAGACTTTGACTCAGGGACAAAGCATTGGGATGTGGCTTGTGTAGGTGCATATTTAAGGCTATTGATGCACCAGCACCAGCACGATAAAATTCCACTAGAGAAAGAAAAGCTAATGAGAATAACAGGCGTTTTTGACGGTGAACAATGGGATGTTATTTGGGAAGAGATAGGGTGTAAATTTAAGCAAATGGATAAGCATATGCTTAACGAACGCTTGAACCATGAGGTTAACCTAAGGCGGTCAAATGCCTACAAAAAAATAGCAAGTGCTACATTAGGTGGATTGCTGGCATCTAACAAAGACCTTAACGATAAGCAGCGTAAAGACATGCGCAAAGCCTTTGATATTAAGCTATACGAGGGAATGAGTAATGAAGAAATAAAGAAATCGGTTAAGGAATGGTTCAACCAAATGCTTAAGCATATGCTTAGCAATATAGTAAATGTAGATGCAAATGTAAATGCAAATGCAAATAGTAATACTAAATATAGTGATATAGTGGTAAACGAAAAGAAAGCCCTATTAGCAGAATTTTTTGAGTGCCAGCAGATGCCCGAACCATTGCGGACGCATAACGGATTTAAGCGGGCATGGCTGGATTACGAACTAGAGCGGGACAGCGTGGCAGATAGCCAGTACACCGTCAGGTCAAGGACAAAAGCAATGGAATCATTATGGGAGGGATGTAAAAGCAATATTGAGCATGTTATTTACAGTTTGGAGCAATGCACAGCACGGCAATACAAACAGCCGTATGCTATTGACATGGACAAACAAGCCAAAAAGAAAGCATCTGAAACTATAACCGATTTAGGACTACCAGCACATAGATTTGCATGAACGTTTGGAACGACATAGACACGAAAGGCCGCAGGTCAGGAAAGATACAAACTACCTGCCCAGCATGTAGCCACACCCGCAAAAAGAAAAACGCCAAATGCCTGAGCGTTGACCTTAACACAGGGCATTATCATTGCTCACATTGCGGCATAGATGGATGGCGACCAAATGACAAACCGATTAAAACAGAACCCGTGAACCTACCTAAACTAAACACCACCGAACTAAGCGACAAAACGTTTAAGTATCTCAATAAAGTTCGCATGTTATCCAGCGTAACAATCAAACGCAACAATATAACAGAGGGTGAACACTACATACCACAGGTAAGCAAAAAACGCAACTGCATATGGTTTAACTACTTTGTTGATGGGGTGCATGTAAACACTAAATTCAGGGACGGTGAAAAGAACTTTACACAGGTTGGTGGTGCTGAAAAGCATTTCTACAAAATTGATGATATAAAGGGTTCGGATTATGCCATATGTTGCGAGGGGGAAATTGATAGTTTGAGCTGGGAAGAGGCCGGACATATATCAGCCGTTAGCGTACCTGATGGAGCGTTGCCACCAACAGCAGAATACACCGAAAATAAGTTGAAGTACGTTGATAACGACATAGATAAATTTGACGGGTGTGAGCGAATATATTTAAGCATAGACAATGACGCCCCGGGTTTACATTTGCGCAAAGAACTTAGCAGACGATTTGGCAGGGAACGTTGCTGGATTATTGACTTAGGGGATTATAAGGACGCTAACGAGGTATTACAAGACTTAGGCCGTGTAGATGGTATTGAATATCTAAAACAGGCATTTGATAAC